GACTATAGTCAAGTACGGCGTGTCGGGCTTAAAACCGCCACATGATAGCATAGAGCAAAGCGATAAGTATATATAAAGACAAAAGACTTCACAAAAGGGGACGGCAGTCAAAGCCGCCCCCTTTTCATATACCCATAGAACCCCCCATACCTCCACCCAGTGCAGCACCTCCACATATAAAAGCGTATGCAAAAAGCAAAACCGCGCGCGCATAAAAGCAAAAGCATACGCACCACAAGCGCATGGCGCGCACCATATATATACGCACATATAGAAAGACCCCCCCTCATGCTCAAGCCGTGTCCCACTCCAGGATGTCCCGCCCTCATACCCACCAAAGACCGTGCGTGCAAAGAGTGTCTCAAGCGCATCAGACACACCACCGACCGCACCCCATATAAAAGCATCTCACACAGGAAAGCAAGAGCTAAGCTCCTAGCACTCCATCCTTACTGTCAGTGCGAAGGATGCAAAGCACACAAAGGCTTATGTACACAAAAAGCCACAATCGCTGATCATTATCCGCTTGAGCGTTTCGAGCTTATCGCTGAAGGCAAAGACCCAAATGCTTTGTGTTACATGCGTGCTTTATGCAAAAAGTGTCACGACATCAAAACCGCGAGCACACGTCCAGCTGGCGCCAGACTACAGCAGTACCAGTAAGGCGCTCTAAAAACGCGGCGGATATAACCCCTGCAAACGTTTGCAAAAAACGCGCCTAAAGACCCCGAAAAAAGCATGGGGGATAGGGGTATACGGTATCGACTTACGGAGGCGCTGCCTAACTCTCTTTTTGTTGCGCTGGGTTCAAAAGATTTGGGGAAAACGGCGAAATACCAATGATTTTGGATTTTTTGCAAATAATTGGGTCTATCTATTTTTTGAAAAATCCGCGAGTGTCGCGAATGCGCTAAAAACATTGAAAACGTTAGCATTTTTGGAGGGTTTATGGGTTCTGGACGTGGTGGAGCTAGGGTTCGTAGTGGTCCCGCGCCTGATCCGCATTCGCGTAATAGTTTGCGAAAAGGTGTTAAAGCTTTAGTTCTTTCTGCTGATGGGTTTGCTGGTGAAATACCTAAGTTCCCTTTGCTTCCGTTTCGTGTTGTTGACGCTGAAGGAGTTAGGGATTCTAATGGCGAAAAGCGTTTTGCTAGCCGTGAGAAGACTGTTTGGAGGCATTTATGGAGCTTGCCGCAGGCTGAGGCGTGGAGTATGCCTGAATATTCTTACATGTTTTTTGAAATTGCCTTATATGCGCGTCAGCTTGTGATTTGTGAGCAGGCTGGCGCGTCTGCTGCTGACCGTGGCTTGTTGCCGCGTTTCGCTGATCGTATTGGTTTAAGCGAAGCAGCTATGGCTGGTTTTGGTTGGAGTATTCGTCGCGATACTGTTGTTGATTCTGCCCGTGATTTGAGCGTGATTGATGGTGTTCGTGTTTTGCCTCGTCGTATGCGTGGTGGTGATGATGCTTAGTTCTGATAATTGGCATGTGGATTTCCCTACTCTTGCTGACGTTATTGATGCGTGGATTCAAGCGCATTGTAAACAGCCTGATGGTTTTAATCGTGGTAAGCCGTTTGTGCTTGCTGACTGGCAGTTTTGGCTTGCTGCTAACCGTTGGCGTATCCGTGAGGATGCTAAGTTTGTGCCGCCTGAAGAGGTTACGACTGATAATCCTATGGTTTTAAATCAAGCGTTCACATATCGTCAAACGTTGTGTGTGGCGCCTCAGAAGACTGGTAAGGGACCGTGTGCGGCGGCGTTTGTTGCCGCTGAAGCTGTTGGTCCTACTGTTTTTAATGGTTGGGCTAAGAAGGGGGACGTTTACCGTTGCTCTGACTGGGGCTGCTCTTGTGGTTTTGAGTATGCGTATTTGCCAGGGGAGCCTATGGGTCGCCCCCAGCCGTCGCCTCTTATTCAGCTGACCGCTAACAGCGAAGACCAGGTGCTTAATATGTATCGCCCTTTGAAGGCTATGGTTTTGCTTGGTTCTTTAAAGGAGCGTTTGCGTGTACGTGAGGGGTTTATTCGCGTGCTTAATGGGGATAGCGATGTGAGCGACGCTGCTGACCTTGACCGTATAGATATTGTGACATCATCTGCTCGCAGCCGTTTGGGTAATCCTATTACCGATGCTGAGCAAGATGAGGCTGGCTTATACACGTCTTCTAACGGAATGGTTCAAGTTGCTCAGACTCAGCGTCGTGGCGCAGCTGGTATGGGTGGACGCACTCACGCGTGGACGAACGCTTATGATCCTACTGAGAATAGTTATGCTCAGCAGATTGTAGAAAGCGGCGACCCTGACGTTTTTGTGTTTTACCGTAATCCTGATTTAGCGCCTGAGTTAAGGCGTGAAGATGGCTCTTTAATGTCTTTTTTGAAGCGTAGTGAACGACGCAAAATTCTTGAATACGTATATAAGGGTTCTCCTTGGGTTGATTTGGATAGCATCGAGGCTGAGGCAGCTAGCTTGCTTAAAACTGACCCGTCACAGGCTGAACGCTTTTTTGGTAATCGTCTTGTTCAAGGCGCTGGCGCTTGGATTGAGGAATCACAGTGGGCTGAAGCCTATGGAGGGTATCAAGATTGAGTAAAAAACATGAGTTATGGCTTGAGAACCCACCAGCTGGTACTAGCGTGTGCGGCGGTTTTGACGGTTCTGAAAACGATGATTTTACTTGCTTTAAGCTCGAAACGTTGAGTGGTTTTATTTTCACGCCGCGCTATGGCTATGATCAGCGTCCTACGATTTGGAATCCTAAAGAGTGGGGTGGTCGTATTCCTCGTGGTGAGGTTATTGCGGCTATGGATGAGCTTGCGCACAAGTATAAGTTTGTGCGTATTTATTGTGACCCTGGGTTTAAGGATGAGATGAGCTGGGAGTCGCAGATTGATGCTTGGGCGCGCGCTTATGGTGAGCGTGTTTTTGTTCCGTGGGTTATGAATGGAAGCAACCGTATTACGGCTGTTTATAAGGCGTTGCGTCGTTTTGAGGAAGATTTGAGTACGCATCGCATTACGCATGACGGTTGTCCTATCACTAATGCGCATATTGTGAACGCGCGGCGTATTCCTAAGACGGCTGAAAGGTATGGTCTTGGCAAGCCTCAGCAGGATAGGAAAATTGATGCGGCTGTGGCTACGATTCTTGCGCATGAGGCGGCGTGTGATGCGCGTATGGACGGTTGGGGTGAAGAAAAGAGGAATCTTATTTATTCTCCATCGAATGCGAGGAGGCTTAGGTGATGTTTAATGTTGTTGATGCGAATGTGGTGCTTCGTAGGCTGTTGATGCAGGTTATTGGGCGTCAAGCGGATATTACGAAGCATGTTGAGTATTTTCGAGGGCGACGCGGGAAGCTGCCATTTACTAGCAAAGAGTTTAAGAAGTATATGGAGAATCGCTTTAGCTCGTTTTCTGATAATTGGTGTTCTACTGTTGCTCAAGCGCCTGTGGAAAGAATCCATTTCCAGGGTTTTATCACGCCTGATAGTAGTGTTGCGCCTGATTCTTTGCATCGTGTGTGGCAGGATTCTGATGCTGATAGGGGGCTTAGTGAAGCTGCTCTTATGATGATGGTTGCGCGCCGTTCGTATGGGTTGGTTACTCAAATGCCTGACGGTCACGCGCATATTACTTTTGAGAATCCTGATTCTTGCGCAATGGAATTTGACCCACGTACGGGCGCGCCTACTGTTGGTTTGACTCTTGGCGGCGAGGGGTCTGATACTGGTGTGCTGTATTTTCCTGACTGTTATGTGATTGTTCGTAAGAATGCTGACAAATCGTTTGGTTCTACTGGTGTGGAGAATTGGGCTATAGACGAGTCTACGATTCAGCCTAATCCGCTTGGTGTTGTGCCGATGGTTGAGTTCCGCAATCAGTGTATGCTTGACCGCTCCCCAATATCCGATATTGAGCAAGTTGAGGCAATGCAGGACACTGTGAACGTTCTTTGGGCTTACCTACTTAATGCTCTTGATTTTGCTTCTCTGCCAGCTCGTGTAATCCTTGGCGGGGAGCGGCTTGAAGAAAATGTTTATGACACTAATGGCAATCTTGTGGGCACTCAGCCAGCCAATCTCGACAAGCAGGCGACTGAAAGAATCTATCAGATTACTGGTGAGAATGTGAAGATTGCAGAGTGGCAGCCAGCAAAATTGGACGCGTTTTTGCCTGTTATTAAAAAGGCTGTTGAACATATTGCAGCTGAGACTCGCACACCGTCACACTATTTGCTTACGTCTACTGAAGTGCCAGCGACTGGCTATGAGGTTGCCGAGGCTGGCTTAGTGAATAAGATTCTTGATCGCATCTCTTATTTGCGCGCTGGAGTAAAGCAGCTGTGTTGGCTTGCGATGCTTACTGAAGGTGATAGTAGTGCTGCTTTGCTTGTGCGTAATAGTACGGTGAAGTTTGCTAATCCTCAGTATCGTAGTGAAGCTCAAATGATGGACGGGCTTATCAAGATGCGCCAAGCTGGATTCCCGTTTGAATATGTTGCTGAATACGCTGGCTTGAGTCCTCGTGATATTGAGCGTGTTCTTGCTATGCGCGAGAAGGAAATGAGTGATCCGACTCTTGAGAAGATTGCAGGGCAGTTGAAGCATGACGCGTAATCTTCAAGCTGTGGACACGTTCCATAGACGCGTGGCTGCTCGTGAGGCTGTTGCAGTACGTGCAGCGCGTCACGCATGGAGTCGTGTGGATAAGAACAACATTCGTGGCTCATGGGCGCGCATTAAACAGCCTCTAACCGACATATTAAGCGATGTTCAAGAGCAGGCTGTTAACGCTGGGTTGGATGCAAATGTTGACGTTATGGCTGAAATTGGGCAATATTCAGCACCTGATGGGCTTATTAATGCGCGCAGCTTTTCAGGATATAGCGCGGGTGGCGTGGCATTAGATGAGTGGATTGACCGCCCCGCTATTCATGCTCTTGAATTTATAAAAGAGGGGATTGGTGCAGACGAAGCGTTAGATCGTGTTGGCGGATTATTTAGCTCTAGTGTTGCTACGAATCTAGCAGATGTGATTAGACAAGCGCAGCAAGCTGACATTGCTACGCGCAAGCATATGGGGTATATCCGTTGCTGCAATGCTGATGCTTGTAAATGGTGCATCGTACTGAGCGGAAAAATCTACCGTTATAACACTGGTTTTGAGCGCCATATGAATTGTCACTGTTATCACTTGCCTGTCAATCTGGACGACGTTGGATCTGTTATGGATATTGCTCCATCTCCGATTGAACTATTTAACAGAATGAGCGAGTCTGAGCAGAATAAAACTTTTGGAATAGTTGGCGCAAGAAGCATTCGTGCTGGTGCTGATATTGGTCAGATTGTGAATAGCAGGCTTGATAGCACGCGCATTACCAAGTCTAGCCGTTCTTATTTTGCATTACAGCTGAAAGATAAAGGGTTCACTTTGCCGTCTGCTAAAGACAAGTCGCGCAAGCCTTTTAGAAGACTAACCGTTGATGAGTGCTGGGCATCTGGGAGTCGTAAAGAAGCCGTGCAGCGGCTTAAAGATAACGGTTACATTTTGCCTCGCGAATTTAGGTATGAGCATAGGGGGGACGTCGGTGGCTTGTGGTCATTAAACCCAGCCGTTAGGCGTGCTGAGCAGATTTATCAAGAAGCCGTTAAAAGCGAAGATTTAGCGCGCGTTGCACAAGCCGAAAAGGGCTTACGTAAAGCGTATGGAAAGATTTCCGATTCCATGTCAAACGGCATGGGTTATAGGTGACGAAAAGTCAACGAAAGGAGAAGACCATGCAAGATGGTGTAAATAATAATGATAATAATTCTCAACAAGATGAGGATTTACAGCAAAGTCCTCAACTGCTTTCTCAAGAAGAAGCTAATGAGAAATACAGAGCACAGCAGCATGTGAATCGCGATCTTGAGCGAAAGCTCAAAGAGGCGCTGAAGCAAAACGATAAATACAAAAGCATGGAAGAAGAGTATGCAAAATTGCAGGGGCGTGAGGCTGAATACCAGAAAGCTGAAGAGCTTGCAAAAATTCAGCAGCAGGCTATTGCGACCGCTAATCAGCGTGTTCTTAAAAGCGAGATTCGCGCCGCTGCCGCCAGCGTATTAGAGAATCCATCTGATGCAACAATTTTCCTTGACCTATCACAATTTACTGTTTCCGATGATGGCGAAACCAATTCTGAGGAAATCAATAACGCTTTGGGCGCACTTGTTAAAGAACGTCCATATTTGGCGAAACGCCAACAAAACACTGGTGTCGTAAGCACGCCTCCTAGCGGCGCTCGCACTCAGACTGTTCAGCAGCTTACGCGTGAGCAGCTTAAGGGTATGGCACCAAGCGAGATTGCGAAAGCCGACGCGGAAGGCAGGCTGCGCAACATTCTAGAAGGCAAAAAATAATAATTACTTAAGGAGAAAATATGACGGGTCTTAACAATTTTATCCCAGAAATATGGAGTGCTAATATTCTTGTCACTCTTGAGAATTCTCTCGTGTTTGCAAATCTGGCAAATCGTGAGCATGAAGGCGAGATTAAAGCGTACGGCGATACCGTGCATATTACTGGTATTGGTGATATTCAGATTCAGGATTATACAAAGTATGGCAAGCTAACAATTCAGCCTGTTACTGATATTGATGCTGGTGTACTTAAGATTGACCAGTCTAAGGCGTTTGCTTTTGAAGTAGACGACTTGGACACAGTTCAGGCTCGCGATGATTTGCGAGGCAAATTCCAGGAGCGCGCCGCATATAATCTTGCGGCTGAAGTTGATAAGTATGTTGGCGGACTTATGGTTACTGCCGCCGCCGGTAAGGCTTTGAAGAAGACTTACACGAAGCCAGAAGACGTGTATGAAAGCATTGTTTCTCTTGGCGTGAGGCTGAGTAAGCAGAATATCCCAACTACTGGTAGGTTCCTTGTAGTTGACCCAGATGTTTATGGAATGCTGCTCTTGGACGATCGCTTTGTTAAGAACACTGCTGTTGAATCCGCAACATTGCATAATGGTTTCGTTGGTAACGTGGATGGTTTCACCGTGTATCAGACTAATTGTATGCCAGGCAATACTGATACGAAGCATACTATGCTTGCAGGTTCTACTATTGCTACTACCTTCGCGCAACAGATTTCCAAAATGGAATCAACGCGTAGAGAAGAAAGCTTTAGCGATCTTATTAAAGGTTTGCTCGTGTACGGTGCTAAGGTGATTCGTCCTGAAGCTTTAGCAACATGCGAACTCACTACTACTGGTTCTGTTTCTAGGACTGCCTGATTATGAGCTTGGCGACGATAGATGATTGCCGCCGTTTCAAAGTGCAGGTTGACGGGCGTGAGGCGGAAGCTGAAGCACTATTAGAGGTTGCCAGCAGCAGCATTACAGCTGCCGCTGGTTCCCCTATCATACGAGGCACACATACGGTGGTTTTGCCAGGTGTAGATCGTAAACGCCAGCCTTTACCGTTTCGCCCCGTCATTAGCGTTGAATCTGTTCTAGTTGATGGAGTACTTGACAATAGTTGGAAACTAATTGGAGATGCTTTATATCGTGACAAAGATTGGGCTTCTCCTACTGAGCCAACTACCGTGCAAATAACATTCACAGCTGGGTTCACGAACGTTCCAGAAGACATTAAGCGCTTATGCTGCTCAATGGTTGCCGCAGGCTTGGCACAAACAGAAAACGGTGGGCTTCAAACGCACGCTGGTATATCTTACGAGCGCATTGACGACTATCAAGTTGGTTACACGCAAGGTGAAAACGCTCTTATAGACGTCATGCAACTACCTGAAGCAACATGCAAAATGTTGCGCTCGCGGTTTGGTTCTACTGGGTTGGCGGTGAGGATAATATGAGTATTTTTAATATTGTTCGTCGCGCGCAACAGGCAGCAGAGCAGCTTATGGTTGATACGGTTCTGGTGAAGCGGATAACAGGTTACACGCTAGATGAGCAAACTGCATTGCAAAAACCGTCATATATGAAAATATATGAAGGCAAATGCAAGCTGCAAGCTTACGATTCTAACGGTGCAAATAGTGCTAATACTGCAAACGGTGTGAGATTAAGCGATAAGGTAAGCTATGGTTCTCCTTTGCTTTCCTCTACATTGGGGGTTCATTTCCCTATGCGCACCAAAGGGCTTGAGCCAGGCGACATTGTAGAGGTTCTTCACAGTGTTAACAAAAATCTCGAGAATCGCGTGTTTAAGCTGGCGTTAAATACTAGCTCTAAAACGTTTACCTCGGCGCAACGCTGGGTATTAAACGCGAATATTGAGACAGTGGAGACAGGGGAAAACAATGTTTCGTCTTGAATCTTCTGAGCTTACACGGTTTTTAAACACGCTAAATGAAACAGCTCGTATGAAAGATGAGCAGGTTGAAAAAATCGTTACTCACGCGGCTCTTAATGTTAAAAAAGCTGTTAAAGCTGATTTAGCAAAGTCGCACTACTGGTATTTTCGCAGAACACCTATCGCATATGAGATTGAGAAAAAGTTTCACACAGTTACAGCTACTGTAGCGCCTCTAAAAGGTAGTCCAGGTAGCATTATTAACTTTGCTTTTTTTGGATCTATGTATGGTGGCGGCACTCACAAATTCTACGAGTATGCACAGCCTGAGTTTGACACGATGCTTGAAGAAATGAGAAAGGTTGGTATTGAGATATGACAACTTTCCTCGAAGCTCGAAAAGAGGCTTTAAACATCATAAAACTACCTGATGGGTGGAAACGTTACGAAGATGGGCAAGCACCGCTCTCTAAAACAACGCTCCCCCCATGGGTTATTTTCACAGTAAAACCTCAAAATAGGTTCCATTGTGAGGCTGGCGAGACACGATTGCGATACGCACTCATACAGGCTCGCATTGTCAACGCGTCACAGCTAAGCGTCGATCTACTCGCTGAAAAACTCATAGATATGGTTGAAACGGCAAAATTGCAAAACATTGAAGGCATGAGCGTCTATAGGGATTCTGGCTCATACCCAGGGGATATGAAGAATCTCAAACAAAACATGAATTATGTTGTGCGAGTCGTCGAATGGCGGTTCGCATTTAATATTTAGGAGACATTATGACAGTTGAAATTGCTAAAGTCCCAACACATCTCGCGGCTGGCTTACACCGTACTATTTGGGTGCCAGCAACAAACGGTATTGCGGATATTCATAAGCCGACCGTGGCTGAATTGGAAAAAGCTGGCAATATTGATTTGAGTATTTACTTGGGTTCTCATGACGCTTTTAATCTTGACCACTCGCAGGAGACTTTTAACGATGAACGCGAAGCCTATGCGGTAGCAGGAAAGATTAACGGCATGGAAAAGTATGAGAACGGCAAACTGCACGTCATCGATAATACGAACACTAAAGACGCAACACAGTACAACGAAGCCATTAAAGCACTAACCAAAGGCGCTCGCGGTTTCTTTGTGCGCAGGCGCGGCAAGAAGGCGTCTGAAGAGTTTGCTGCAGGCGATGTTGTTAGCGTATTCCCAGCGACTATTGGTTTGAAGACAGCGTTTAAAGATAATCGACAGATGAGTTTGATTAATTTTGCTGCTGATCCTTCTTCTTCTGATGAGGAAAGCGTTGTCGTAGCGTCTGCTGGTGTGACTACTACATCTTCTGCTGTAGTGTCGGGTTCTCCACAACAGTAATGATTCTTTCTCACTAGTCTTGTGGCGGCTGGTGAGAAATATAGGGGAAGCGTGTGCGAGCTTTTGTTCCTTTCCTCGCACACGCCTTTACTCTTTAACGCCACAACATACCCCTTCCCCCTATTATTTGGAGTTTTATTATGCCTATTAAATACACTCGACCACAATTAACTGTTGATATCGTAACTGACCTTGTAGCATTGCAGAAAACGCTCATGCTCACACAAGAACTCGTTCTCATGCAACAAGATGAGACGAATGCCATTCGCGACGGACGCTCAGCAGATGAAGTACTAGAAGAAATTCACAAGACAAAAGAAGTCGCAGACCGTAGCGTAATCACTATAACTTTGCAAGGTTTAAACCACTCTAAGTGGAGCGAATTCGTTCTCAAGAATACAGAAACTAAGGAAGGCGAAGATGCCCCAACAACTAACGTCAAAGAAGCGGCTTTAGATGCTTTTCCCGCAATGATCGTTAAAGCACAATACAAGATGAGCAAACGAAGCGTAAGCAATGATGATGTAAAACAATTACTGCCAGAGCTTGCAGACTCGCAAATTACAGACATTATTACAACAATTCAAAATCTCAACGAGCCTACTACCGCGTTCCCAAAAGAATTAACGCAGCTTATTTAGAATATTTCCCCAGCTTGGTAGAACAGCTGAAAATAGCACGCAGGCTGGGGATTTCTTATAAGCGATTTTGTGGCTGGCAGCCAACAGATGAAGATCCAATCGAATGGGACGAAACAGAGCGTGCGTGGATGATTGCGTTAGAAGAATATGAGAACGCAACTCTTTGCCCATTGTGTGGTATGCCGTCTAGTTTCTGCCATGACTATTTGAAAGTAAATGACACGTTTGCGCGCGCGAAGATCGAAACATGTTTTATAAGCGCGATGCGTGAGCAAGCGATGGAAAAGTATTTGAAAGATGACCGTCCAGGTACCACGCGTTCTCAGACCGCGAAACTGGTGCCATATGGGGTTGAGGAGGAGTAAATGGCGCAAAACGAAAATATTACTATTCGCATGACCGCTGATATTGCTGACTACTCAGCAAAGCTTCAGACGGCATCGCATTTAACTGGCAAATTTGACAGTTTTATAAAAAGCGCTGGCTCTGCTGGGCAGAAAACGAAGCGCGTTTTGAATGCTCTTGCTATTGGTGCTGGGGCTGTTGCGACAGCAATTGGAGTAGACGCTGTGCGGCGTTTTGCTGAGTTTGACCAATCAATGGCAGCTGTTAGAGCGAACGTTACAGAAAATGCTGGCGAGTTAAAGAAACTTGAAACAGCTGCTCTTGAAGCTGGGCGTAGCGGAATGTTTTCTGCAACACAAGCTGCAAACGCTATTAACGAACTCGGCAAAGCAGGCGTCAGTGTTAAAGATATCATTGGCGGCGGCTTGAAGGGCGCTCTTGACTTGGCTGCCGCAGGTGAGATGGACGCGGCTAACGCAGCCGAACTTACAGCGTCTGCATTAAATCAGTTTGGGCTGAGTGGAGAAAAAGCTTCTCATGTTGCCGATTTACTTGCGGCTGGCGCAAACATGGCTCAGGGTGGCGTGCAAGACATGGGCGAAGCATTAAAGAACGTTGGTGTTAACGCTCATATTCTCGGAATGAGTGTTGAGGAGACTGTTGGTGCGCTCACACTGTTTGCATCTAAGGGCTTGGTTGGTTCTGACGCTGGTACGAAGTTTAATGCTATGCTTCAGAATCTTGTTGCACCGTCTATAAGAGCACAGGGCGCGGTGAAAGCCTTGGGCTTGCAGATTTATGATTCTAACGGAAAATTTGTTGGACTTGCAAGCGTAGCTCAACAATTGCACGATAAACTCGGCAAAATGACACAAGCAGAACGCAATGCTGCTATGGGTCGTATTTTTTCTAACGCAGCATTAACAACAGCTAATACCTTATACGAGGGAGGGGCAAAAGCTGTTGAAAAGTACACGAAGATGGTTAACCAGCAGGGATTCGCAGGGCGCGTCGCTGCAACTCAAATGGATAACCTTAAAGGACAAGTAACACGTCTTGGCAACGCGTGGGACGCGATGCTTATTAAGATTGGCAGCGGCGGGAAAGGCATTATTAGCAGCATGGTTGGTGCTGTTACAGACTTAGTAAATGCTTTTGCGTCACTACCGTCTGGAGTGCAGCAAGCAATTGTTGTGATCACAGCATTAACTGGCTTGGGTGCAGGACTATACGACTTGTATCTTAAAAGCAAACGTTACAATGGTCTTATCGCTAAAAGCTTTGATTTTATTGGCAGCAAAATCAAAACATTGTTCACAATGCTAAGAACCACAAAGCTCGGCATGGGGCTTGAGTTGGCTTTTAGAAATTTGTCTAAAACAGCAACTGAAGCATTCTCTAATATTTGGTACAAAATCGTTGGAACTAAAGCAGGGATTAGTGAATTTAGGGCAAGTGTACTGGGATTAAGTGCTGTAGCAACAGGCGTGCTGGCAGCATCATTGGCTGTAGCTGCTATTGGGTTTGCTTCATGGCAAGCTAAGGCGGACGCGGCAAAAAGACAGACTGATGCTCTAAAAGATACAGCACGTGATAGTGGCGACGTGTATCGTAGGCTTGCTGACGAATTAAGAAAAGGTAATGATGGTGTCAGCTGGTTTACAAAAGGCACCATGAGCTTTACAGATGCGCTTAAAAACTGTGGCGTGAGTATGGATACGTTCATTGGCGCTGTTAGAGGCGGCAAGACATCCATCGCGTCTTTCAATAAGGCTTTGAATAAAACTTGGCAAAACGCAGCGGCGGATCATATTGTAGCTAGAAATTCCATCAATGTGCTTAAAGAGGGGTATGAACAGGCTAAGAAAAGCATTAAGGATGCTGATGCTGCTCTTAAGGAGGAACAGGCTCAGCGTAAAGCTAATGTGATTGCAGCATCTCAACACACTGATGCGCTTATGAGGGGCGCTGATGCTGCTGCAAAAAACAGTGGGGAAGTCCTTAAAGTCGCAAAAGTTGAGGATATTCTTGCTGCAAAATTCGGAGCCAGCAAAGATGCTATTAATGCTCAAGCACAAGCGTTAAACAATAATGTGGAAGCGATTGAGAAGTATTATGGCTTCACAATGAACGCTCAACACAGTATTACTGATTTGGATAAAGCTATTCGCGATGCGGGTAAAGCAGCAGCTGAGTCAGGAAGACATTGGATGGATAATACTGAAGCAGCTGATAAAAATATGGACGCGTTGTCTAGATTAGCCAAACAATGTTTTACAACAGCTGAAGCTATGGCGTCGAACGGTGATAGCCTCAATACTATTACGGGCTTGTTCGAGAAGGGTAGCTCAGCTTTTATTGATATTGCTTCAAAAATGGGGCTTAGTAAAGAGCAGGCGGAAAAATTAGCTAAAAGTTGGGGACTCACAAGAGATTCTCTTAAGAGCTTAATTGACGAAGTTAAATCTTCTAATGTTGAATCTAAAATCACGGCTAAAGATGATTTTAGCGAAGTGTTTAAGAGGCAAAATCTTGCTGTTAAAGAGCTTAAGGGCGGCAAGTTCCAAATTAGTGGCGACAATAAGCAAGCGTTAGAAGCTATTAAACAAATAACTAAGACGAAGCTTGATAGTAAAAAAATGCAGATTGTAGTTGATAAGAAACAGTTACAAACTGTATATGCGGCTGTTAAAAAGATGAAGCTGCCTGATATTAAAGCTAGAGTAAAGCCTGATCTTAAACAGATTCAAGCAGGTCTTAATGGGGTTAAAAAAATTAAAATCCCAGATAAGACAGTCGTCATTAAGGGGGATAAACGCAATTTTGACACTATGATTGCTGGTGCGAAAGCTGCTAAAATCCCAGATAAGACAGTCGTCATTAAAGGTAATCCTCGCTTTGCGAAGAAGGCTATTAGTGATGTTAACACGTCTAAAATCCCAGATAAAACGGTCGTTATTAAAGGCAATAAAAATGCTTTTCAGCAAAAATATAATGAGGTTCAGTCCGCTAAGGTAAGTAATAAGACTGTGCATTTTTATGCTGACGCGTCAAGCGTTTGGAGTGCGATCAATGCTATTAATCGCGCAAGCGTGAATATTAACGCTCGAGTGCATCGTGCGCACGGTGGCGTCGTGTACGGGGCTGGTACTGGCACGTCTGACAGTATCCCAGCGATGCTTTCTAACGGCGAGTATGTTATGACAGCGGCAGCTGTGCAGCGTCTAGGCGTAAGTATGCTTGACAGGCTCAATTATAGTGGCGCGCAATCGATGCAACCGATGAGTTCTAGTAGTGGCGACGTGATGCTTGTTAAAACAGTTGAGGGTTTGCGTTCTGATATTCGTGTGCTTAATGAGCATATTGGTAATAGCGGGGATTCTCAGACGGTCGCTAATGCGATTCGAGGTGTTTTTGACGACGGCATAAAACTCAAGTTGGACGCAAATGGGCGCGAAACTATGGCAGGAATGCTCGCGTCTCCGATTTCTCGAGAGCTTAACAGGCTTAGTGAGCTTGGACGGTGAAAAATGAGTTATGAAAATATTTTAAAAATCAATGGTATCCCTATCGACGAATTAGGTATTCTAATGACTCACCCTGGTATGAGGGTTAGTGCTCCTGAAGCAATCACAAAATTCCAACGAGTGCCAGGCAGCACAATGCTTGTTGATACTACTCTTAGAGATGAAGACGGTAATGCTCCTTTAAAGGAGCGTACGGTTACGATATCTTTATGCACCATAGGATATGTAGAGGATATCGCTAGTTTACAACGCAAGCTTGCAGCGCTTACTGGGAGCATTTCTACAGTACAGTTTGCGTACGAACCTTGCTGGCAGGGATTTATCCAATTTAAAAATTGGAAACCGATTTACGTTTATGGTACGACAGCGAAATACAGTTTTGACCTTGTGATGATCGCAGCGCCTCTAGCCTATGGGGATACAAAAGTTATTGCTGTTGGCGGGGAAACAGACTTTACTGTGGAAGGCGATAGACCGTGCTGGGCAAAATTCGATTTACGAGTATCTGACACAAGTGTTCTTATTGCGACAACAGAATCCGTTAAGATGCTTTCTTTCACAGGTTTAGTTGATGGGGGGCACCTAATTATAGACATGGCTCCACAAACACGAGTCGTCAAATTAAACGGAAATATTATAGTCCCATCATTGCAAAGCGATTTTTTCCCACTTTCCACAGGTTTAAATCACGTTAGCATTACAGGAGCTACAGGAACAATGTCATTTACACCTTTATACGTGTATGGAGAATAAAAATGAGATTTTTTCATGTAGGGCATGACGATTCTTTACTAGGAATATTAAAATGCGTCACTCACGCTAAAAGAACTAGAGGAGTAGACGGAGTAGACACACTAGACATAACTTGTAGTGATGATGGTATTAACAAAGGCGATAGAATCGTATTCACAGATTCTCAAGGATTGGGCGCTGAATATTTAGCGCAAGCCGTTCAAGCATCTAGAGCCGACGAAGTGCCTTTCACGACTTTTCAATGCGTAAACAGCATAGCTGAGCTAAACGATGTTTATGTTGAAGATCTACGAGTAGTGGACACTAACGCACAAGGGTGCCTATCAGCTTTACTAGAACCTACTAGATGGGATACTGGGCGAGTAGAAAACGGCACTCTAGAACAACGCTCTGATTACGCTTTCTACCACACAACAGTGCTCAAAGCCATTCAAGCACTATGCAAAAAATGCGGGCTTGAATTAGAAACTAGCGTAACCCTTGACGATAATCACGTCGTCAGCCGACGCGTAAACCTTATAGAACATCGCGGAGCAAAAGACCCAAGCAAAAGATTCGAGTATGCGCGCGACTTAAAAAGCATCAAAAGAACAATCGACGCAGCTCAAGTCGTAACACGACTATACGTATGGGGAAAAACAATCTCCCACTCAACCCCCGATAAAGCAGCAGACGGATCTAATGATGCAGCAAGCAGCATAAAAACAGTTGGCACCAACATAACCTTAAATCAAAGCGAGGTGAACAATGAGTGATGAATATGTCGGCTGGGGCGGCGTAACACCATACACACCATATACGCCATCGCCTGAAACTAATAAAAGAACAAGAACGCGTGTACACAAACAAAAAACAACAAACGCTGCCGCACGCAAAGCAGCAGCCGAAGCAAGAAGACAACAAGCTGCCGCACGCAAAGCAGCAAGAAAACTTATTGCACAAAAAAAACGAGAACAAAGACTAGCAAAACGCGCTGCTAGACAAAAACGAATAGCAGAACATAAAAGACTCGTTGCACTCAAAAAAGCAGAGCGGCAGCGTGAAGCTGAAGAAAGGCGCTTAGCTAGAGAACAAAAACGCGCGCTCGCGTTTGACCGCAAATTAGCGAGAGAACAGGCACGAAAAGAAGAAAAGGCTCGTAAAGCTGCAGATAAGGCGCTCGCTGAGTTGCGCAAAAAAACAATGGGAGCGGGGGATTCTGAAGCACGTATAGGCATTGCTGAAATAAACAATGATTTGCCGTATGTGGAAGATGAAGCAGCAACCAGCAATTGGGGAATCCCTGATGGGCTTGGTGGTATCTTGCCTCTAGAGTCAGAAGTCGTATTTGACGATATTGAAGACCCAAACACATTATTGTCGCTTGGTAAAAAACGCTTAGAGAAGCTGAGCAAACCGCAAATATCTTATGAAGCTGATGTTGTTTCTCTTGGTAGAGCAGGATTTAGCCCAGACGCTGTTGGAGTTGGAGATGTAGTTCAAATTGTTGATACTACGTTCACGCCTCCTATTCGCGTTGAAGGGCGTGTGCTGAAAATCGAGGAAGATTTATTAGAGTCTGTGGATTCTACTCGAATAACTCTTGGTACGATCCAAGAAACCTATACGCAGCGTAGGGCGGCACAACAGCAAAAACTTGATGAGCTTATTGCGAGGTCGTCTGACTGGAATACGGCTGCAGATTGCGGAAATATTTATGTTCACGATTTAATTAATCGTATGAACGAGCTGCTCAATGCTCGTGGAGGATATACTTATCTTACACCTGACGAAGGTATTCTTATTTACGATAAGCCAGAAGATGAGCATCCAACTAAGGCTATTCAGCTTGGTGGCGGATTCTGGCGTGTTGCTGATTCTTTGAAACCTAATGGTGATTGGGATTGGAAAAATCTTGCTGATGGGTCTGGTATTTACGCGAACCGTATCTACACTGGCGTTCTAAGTGATGCCGTTGGTAAGAATTTTTGGAATCTCGACACTGGTGAGTTCAGCTTGCAATCAACAGCTAGGATTGGCGGCAAAACTGTTAAGCAGATTGTTGATGATAGTGCGGGCGGCGTGATTTCAAAAATGAACGCGTCATTAACGCAGGAGTCGATTTTTAACAAACTTACCAACAATGGCGAGACGCAGGGCATTTATTTGAGCGGCGGACACGTTTATTTAAACGCGTCTTATATGCGCACTGGCTATCTTAGCGCGGACATGATTAAGACTGGTAACTTAGACGCGAATCTTATTCGTGCTGGTCGTATTCAGGATTACGCGAACTCTAACTGGTGGGATTTGACAAACTCAAATATTCACGTGGCACGTGGTGAAATTGGTGGCATGACGATTAATAATGGCATGATTTACAACGAGCACATGGCTTTGATGACTGATGGCATTCATTTTTCCACGTCTGCAGGTAACAGTTTTGGTCATATTGGCTATCGCGCTGGCTACTGGGGTGAGCCAACTATGGCTTTTGAGGCTGACGACTGGCATACGACTCTTAGCTGGTGGTGTGGTGGGCAAGCACGTATGATTCTCAGTAATGACGGAACAGGCGTAGCGCACGCGCCAGGGTTCACAATTCTTGGTAATTTAAGCCTATCTCATCGAAGTCTCACTGAAGCCGTCATCGATAAATCTTGCATGATTAGCGGCGGTGGAGTGAATATGGCTGTGCAGACTTATTATCTGCCAACGAGTTGGGATCAGAATACTGGAACAGTCGGGGGCGTTGTTCCCGTTCGCTTTGGTTTTGCGCAGGGTTTTGTGGTTGACGATTCTTGGGCATAGTATTTGAAGTTTTTGTTTTATTGTTTGCTGAGCATAATGCTCGGCTTTTTTATTAGGAGGGGTGCTTTATGCAATCCGAGAATGATATCACTATTGAGAATTTGCAATTGATGATTGCGAATCTGAGTTTAGATAATGCGCGTTTGCAAGCGCGTACTAGGGTTCTTGCTCAAAGAGTGCAGGAGCTTGAGGCGGCTGCTAATAGTAAGGGTGAAAAACATGAGTGATTTTCAGAATGTCACGCGGAGCGTTATTCAGCTCGATTATGCGAACGCGTTTATTCCTGATGTTCGGTTGAACGGTGGGGATGAGAACGGACGCATTATTCGCGTGCAGCTTCTTGATAATGGTGTCCCAGTTGATGGCTCAACTGTTGAAGTGTTCCTATGCTGGAATAAGCAACCGGGGGTGCTTATTGGTGACCGTGTGAAAATGGAGGCGAAGGACTCGGATGACGGTCGTATTTGGCAGGTTCCGGTTCCGGTTGCGGCTTGTCGTATGCCGGGTACTGTGACACTTGGTTTTGAAGTGAAGCGCGAGAACACTATTGTGTGTTCTCGCTCGTTTACTGCTATTGTGGAGCGTCCGGTATTTGATGCCGGTTCTTCTGAAGGTAAGTCTTACAGGCAGGAGCTTGAGGACGCGGCACAGGGCGCTGTTGATGCTACGAGTAAAGCTAACGCGTTGAGTGATAAGTTCGCACATCTTGTTGAGCAGAGTGAGCAGGTTGCAAAGAACGCTCAAGCAGCTGTTGAGGCTGCTAATCAAGCTGCACAAAAGACTGAGAGTGTTTGTAGTGCGGCTAGCGGCGCGGCAAGTAAAGCGTCACAGGCGGCACAAGACGCGCAGAGTGTGATTAGTCGTGCTAATAGTGCCGTTGAAGCGTGTGATGCTAGTAAGCAGGCTGCTGATCAGGCGGCGGCGCGCGCTGATGCTGCTGTTAGCAGCATGAAGCAGACTGTGCAGGATGCGACGAATGATGCGGCTAGTAAGGTTCAGCAAGCTGTTGAGCGTGCAAATAGCGCGGCACAACAAGCGGACTCAGTTCGTGAGAAAACTGAGGCTGCTAACAAGCAAACCGAGACTGATTTAGCAACATTAAAAGAAGAAGTTGTTAAGGCTCAGCGTGCTGGCTTTAGCGCGTCGTCTAGCGCTCAAAAATGCGATGAGGCAGCACAAGCCTATAGGAACGTGTCTGGCGAAGTGGCTCAAGCAAAACAGACTAGCGAACAAGCTGTAGAAGCTGCAAACAATGCGCTCCACACGGCTCAAGAGTCTGCTACGGCTGTGGCGCAAGCTCAAAGTGTTCTTGACCAAGTCAAGACGGCTGGAGAAACCGCTGCTAAAGTTGTTGGCGCGGTCGAAGAGCTTAAGCAGACTAAAGAGGCTGCACTTGAAGCCACTCGCACGGCTAACGCTCAAGCGGCGGCAGCTGGAGAGGCGGCTGGCAAGGCTAATAACGCTACTAGCACGGCGAATAGTGCTGCACAAGCAGCTACTGAGGCGGCAGGCAAGGTTACACAAGCCTTGCAAGAGTCTGAAACAAGACTTAAGGCTGTTGAGCAGACGGCTCAAGATGCTAAAAGCGTGGCTGGTACGGCGAACGGTACAGCAGATACGGCGCGTAGCACAGCTGAGCAAGCTCAGAGCAAAGCCAATGATGCGGCTAATGCGGCACAGCGTGCACAATCCACGGCTAACAGTGCTGTTGAGCAAGCTGACAACAATAAGAATAAGATAGCGTCAATGGATAATGCGTTAACAGCGTGCCGTGAAGGTAAATACTTGCGTGCGGGCGCTGGTGTTGAATTTATTAGTCAAAACAATCCGATGGACGGTATTACTATTTCTACAAAATCACAGATTTATACTCTTACTGTTACAGCTGATGAGTTTAAAGAGAACATAGCGAATATTCCAATTTCTGACTCAATCGTTGGTACGCATCGCGTGCGGACTATCTCTTTAAAACCAAAATCTCAGAATGAAGTGAAATTGTATGCTGAAGCATCTCCTATTTTCTTGGATTCTGATGACGATCCAAGCATTAAAGGGGATTTGAGAATAATTGTTAAGAAGCCAACGGATTTGAAGTTTACTGTTTTTGAGCAGGAGGTTAAGCAATGACGGTGATTCAGCCTATTTTCTACGGCGGCAGCGGCGGTAATGGTGATATTAAGCTTAAGTCTCTCACAGTGTCTGCTAGCTCGCTAACTCTTGCAAAAAATCAAAGTGTGGACTTGCGTATTACGCCAATAATGGATTTGAGCCGTGTGGAGCTTTACGACGTGTCTTGTGATGATTCGCGCGTGAGGCTTGAGAAACAGCCTAATCACGGTTTGCGTGTTATAACGCCTGATGAGAAGTTTGCTAAGACTACTAAAACGGTTATTCATTTTCGTGCGACTGATGATAGTGGCGTGAGTTTGGACGTGCCACTTACTTTGCAGGCTGGCTTGAATCCTAGCGAGGCGCGCCAGTGGTTTAATTCGCATACGTCGCCGAAGCAGCTTTCTCCTAGCTTTGAGCCGCTCCCTGGCTGGAAACCGTTTGAGGATTATTCGTCGGGCGCGGAGATTATCGCGCGCGCTATCCGTGACGGTAAGCGCTACATGGTGAATGTCGGTGACTATTTTGATGAAACGGTAAATGGCACGACTTACCGTTGGACCGTTTCCGAGTTTAATCACTATGGGCAAAACGAAGCTTTGCTTGTGCCAGATAAGCTGATGCCTGAGACTTTTAGCTTTTCGGGCAAAAACAATACTTACATCGGGTCTAATGCTGAGATTAGGCTTAGCATCTTCTACAATGCTATGCCGTCGTCTTTGAGATCTTATGTACTTAACATGAGCTTGCCTTGGACGAATTCAGACGGTGATAAAAGCTACATTAACGAGCATGTGTTCCCGCCGTCTGAGATTGAGGCTTTTGGGTCTACTATTTATTCTAGTGAACCTTCTGGCTCGTATAAGAAGTGGGCTTGTTTCACCGATAATAATAGCCGTAAACGCAATAATCAATGGTATTGGCTTCGTAGCTCGCACGCTGACTCCTCGTCTTACGTGCCCGTTGTCAGCAGTGACGGCTCGTACGGCTACTACTATGTCAGTCATTCGGGCGGGCTTTTCCCATGCTTCTGCATCGGGTAGCCGTAGGCTACACGCATCTATCAATTCTTGGGGTCGCCTTTGTGCGACCCCAAACTATATCTAAGGAAGAAGCTAAATTGAGTCAAGTTTACGCAAGACAAAGAACAGAAACCCTCACAGGGTATATAGTAACCGCTAGCAAAATCCGCATAGAAACATTGAAACTGATAAAACGCGAGACTGTATTACCAAAGTCGCTGCGCTTTCTAGTTGGCAAAGATATAACAAGCCACGCTGAAAGCTTAGAGCGTGAGGCTGAGCACGCTTACGCATGGTACCCATCAGATGAAATGCGACTAGCAGAACGCAAAAAGCATTTAATAGAAGCAAGTGCATCGTGCGTCGATTTAGAGCATGATATGCAGATGCTTTTCCAATTAGGGACTGTGAAGCGTGGAATGGACGCGCTGCAACCTTTACTTGATCTACTTGAGCAAGAGCGCACAATGCTCGCATCACAATTGAGCCACGCTCGAACAGTGAAACAAAAATAATGATTCTTTGGGGATTAAACCATTAGCACGAACGCTGACAACTCGTCGAACGTGCCCGTTGTCAACAGTGACGGCTCGAACAACAACTACAATGTCAGTAATTCGGGCGGGCTTTTCCCATGATTTTGCATAACGCTAGACCTACTAACACATTAAGTGCGAACGCAATGCTATGCAGAAGGGGTTTAATTCCCATCGCTGAAAAGCGTAAAAAAGTGTCTGATGAGATGCAGCGGACGCCAAAAAGTGCATGGCAATCGCACTCGCTTACCGCGATTGTTTCATGCTGTATTCTCAAGCTGCTATGGAAGTCGTCTTGTACCCCGATAGCGTATCGCGTCGGGCTTTAGGAGCAGTATCAGACACCAACTCTACTTTTATATAAAGGATCACACATGAGTATTAAACGCGTTGAGGCACGATATAAGCGCAGGCAAATCAAAAGGCAACGCAATCGCGCTGAGCAAACCAGAACAGCAACGTTCGAGAACACAAGCAGCCTACAGTCGCTTACTGATGCGGCGTACGAGGCGTGCAAAACAATAAAGTGGAAAAACAGCGTACAAAAGTACATGAACGACGCGATGCTTAACACTCTACAAGCGCAAAAACTGATGACTAACGGCGGCAAAATAACAGGACGTCGCAAGTGTTTCACGATAATGGAGCGCGGCAAAATACGGCATATTCAAGCTAGCGCATTCTGGGAGAAGGTTATACAGAAGACAATCTCAAAAAACGTGCTAATACCTTGCTATACGCGCTCGTATACTCACGGCAATAGCGCAAACCAACGAGGTAGAGGCGAAATGTATGCCATAAAACTACTACGCAAACAGTTGGCACAACACTACAAAAAGCACGGCTCACAAGGCTGGATACTGTTGTGTGATTACTCGAATTATTTTGCAAGTATTCCGCGTGAGAAAGTCTTACAGCAAGCCTCACAGCGCATACAGGATAAACGAATCATGCCATGGCTAGAGCAGCTTATGAGCGCGGAATGCGATAGCGGACTAGGTTTAGGCGCAGAGACGAATCAGCAATTAGCCGTGGGATACGTGTCACGCATAGACCACTGGATAGAAGAATGCTCAGGTTGTGAAGCAACAGGACGCTACATGGACGACTTGTATGTTATCGACTCGGATCTGCTTAAGCTACGTTCAACACTCGATGAGATTAAAAAGATGAGCGCCGAACTAGGCTTGACGCTCAACCCGATAAAAACTTATATTACGTCACTACATCATGGCTTTACTTGGCTTAAAAAGAAATGGTACTACACGCAAACTGGTCGGGTTATTACGCGTCCAATACCGAAGACGATTAAGCGCATGAGACGGCACTTGCGCGCACTGGCACGCCTTGCAGACCGTGGAGAAATCAGCTGGAAACAAATCAGCGCAATGTATCACTCTTGGCGCGGCACTCTTAAGCACTACAACGCTTGGCGGACGATTCGGAGTATGGATGCTTATTATAAGCAGCTCAAAATTCAGAAAACTACAGTAAAAGTACAGTAAGAGTCCAATAAGGGCAAAACGCGGAAAGTATGATACGCACGATTAGCACACGATTAATCGAAGTAGAAACCGCGGAAAATCAACGTTTAATAAAATTTTTCGCACGATTAACTCACGATTAGATTTTGAACTTGTTCGGGATTCCCGAACAACTCAACTTTTAAGCCACGCAAACAGCGTGGCTTTTTTAATATAAAGGAGGAAGAATATGGCATTAAACGGCATTGACATATCAAGCTATCAGTCAAGCATTAATATTGCGGCTGTGCCAGCTGACTTTGTTATTGTTAAAGCCACTGAAGGCACAGGGTATACAAATCCGTGTTTTCGCGCGCACGCTGACGCAACGCTCAGTAGCGGAAAACTGTTGGGTATATACCACTATATTAGCGGAGGCAACTGGCAGGCTGAAGCGCAGTACTTTGTGAACACTGTAAAAGACTATGTTGGCCGCGCTGTGCTCGCACTGGACTTTGAAAGCGGCGGCAACAGTGCTTATGACGATACAGCATACTTGCAACAGTGCGCTCAAACAGTCTACAACCTTACAGGAGTGAGACCTCTTCTTTACGGTGGTCAGCGAGACTATGGAAGACTTGCAGCTGTTGGTAATGCGACTAATTGCGGCTTGTGGATAGCACAATATAAGAACTACGATCACACTGGATACCAAGATTCGCCTTGGAATGAAGACGCTTACAGTTGCGCAATGCGCCAATATTCTAGCGCTGGAGCGTTACCAAACTACGGTGGCAATCTTGACCTTGATAAATTCTACGGAGACCGCGCAGCATGGGAATCATACGCGAGAAGCGATAGGCAGCCGCAAGAAGAGCAGCAGACAGAACAGCCAATGCCAGCAGTATCTGAAATCACGCACGACGGAGACATTAGCACCGTTTACGTGCATATCCCATGGAGCGTGCAGCAGGATATCAGAATGACTGTTGTGCGAGTCGGGAATATTGTGACCGTAAACGGTTGCGGCGGCGTGAACGCTGGAGACGCACAATGGGCAAAAGCGAATGAGTACATACCAGACGGTTTCAGACCTACATCACTTTCAACGATCACGCTAACAGGGGGTCGCGCAGCATTGCTAGTACAGCCAGACGGCAGTATCTACTACGACGGTGACGCACGCAACTGTACTACACACCTTAGCGGCGCATGGGTTACAAACGATAATCAACCAGAATAAAAAAATTAACAAAGGAGAAAAAATATGAATGATGTTGAACTCTTTTTCCTCGAACTCGCAGGTGCAGTGGTGCTGCTCGATTTTATCAGCGGATTCACGAAAGCAGTCTATACTCATAGCGTGGCTAGCAGCAAGATGCGCGATGGCTTGTTCCATAAGTTTGCATACGTTCTAATTGTCGCACTGTGTATTTTGCTTGATTACGCGCAAGCCAAAGTCAATCTCGGCACACATGTCCCGCTTGTGCTGATTGCGTGCGGCTACATTGTTATCACGGATATCGTTAGTTTCGTTGAGAACGTTTCCGCGTTCAACTTGCAGATTGCTAACTCACGAATCGTGAGAGTTATCTTATCTGTGGTTGATTGTATAAAAACTTACCTTGGTGGGCAGGAAGATGATGCTACAAATAATGGCAAACATGCGTCGAACGCGGCAGCTGGGGGTGTTGGTGAGTTGGATGGACGCGGCAAGCCAACAGAAAACGCGCCTACTGAAAATAAGTAAAGTGCAGTATACTCAAAGTATTCTCTAAATGAGAATACAAGTTGAAAATTAGTAATTACCCCTCGCTTCATGCGGGGGGTAATTTTTTATAACTATTTTTCAAATTGTGGAAATGGTATAATAGAAGTAGGTTCTTTTTAGCGTGTCGCACACGGTTTTAAGAGCAGTTTAATCGCTTAAATACGCTTAAACATAGTAGTCTAGGTGTGTCGTTTGGTGTGTCGTCACTGTTTGCGACTTGCTGAAAACGTTGAAATAAAGCCATTCTTATATACTACGGTGCCCCCTGTGGGACTCGAACCCACAACCCAAGACTTAAAAGGACTCTGCTCTGCCAATTGAGCTAAAGGGGCAACAAATGCCAAGTATACTACATTTTGTAGACTAATCCAACTTATGGCTACATGTAGCGTGTGTCTTGTGGCAAGTTGCTGCAAAATTGCAGGCAAAAATCACAAATTGATCTGTCCTAATTCTTCAAGTTTTTCTTTAATCTGAGTTGCAGTCGGCTCAACCATAAAACTTCCATCGCTAAAAGTAACGACAGGAATATGCTTCTGCCCACTAATATCAATAGCCTTTTGTTCGGCGCCTTCTTCAGATTCAATGTTATGCCAAGTAAAAGCAGCATTAAACTTATTAAGCGCAGCTTTAGCTCTGATGCAATCGCCACACCAATCTGCTCCATAAACATCAATCAATGGCGAGTTTTCCATACGCAATACCCCAATTCAATTTCTGATTACAAAATTAACTTACAAAAGTATTGTATTAAAATGCTAATATTTACGTGATTTTTGCTTACTGTAGCAACAGTCTTCGTTACATTCTAATCAACTGTCCCTTTAATTTCATAGTCTTTATTATATGAATATAGTTATGGATTTAGATTTGATTATATGGTCCACTGTTGGCACAGTTGTTTTAGCAGTGCTTTTAGTGACTGCGGCAGTTGTGCTGAGAATTATCAGTAAGTCGCGAGGTCCTTTAATACCTACTAGCAAAGATAATCCACTGCCTAGCGTAGCTAAAAGTGATAGCAATGTTGAACCATCTGCGCCTGAAAACGTTGCCTCTCGAGTTACAAGATTGCGCTCTAAACTTGCTAATAGTGCGAATCCTTTTGGTCGTGCTCTGTTCAATATATTGAGCAAAGATAATCTTAGTGAAGACGATTGGCAAGATGTAGAAGATACGCTTTTAATGGCAGATGTTGGAGCACAGGCAAGTGATGAATTGGTTGAATCACTTAGAAAAGATGCTAGGATTTCTGGAACAGCAAGCGCACAAGATGTACGTGAAATACTTCGTGCAAAATTGCTGGATATCGTTGGTGCCAAAACAGATAGAAGCCTAAATGCGGATTCTTCTAAAGCTCATAAGCCAAGTGTAATCATGATGGTTGGTGTAAATGGCACTGGTAAAACCACTACTGCTGGAAAGCTTGCGCGACTAATGGTTTCTAAAAATCGTTCTGTAATATTAGCTGCAGCAGATACTTTCCGCGCTGCAGCTGCCGACCAGCTTGAAACTTGGGCAAATGCTGTAGGTGTTAAAATCGTTCGATCCGAAAAAGACGGTGCAGATCCGGCTTCTGTAGCATTTGACGGTGCCGACAAAGCTAAGGAATCAAATTCAGATGTTTTGATTGTAGACACGGCTGGAAGGCTGCAAAATAAGGCAAATCTTATGGACGAGCTTGGCAAAATTCGCCGAGTTATTGAAAAAACTGTTCCTGTAGATGAAGTCCTTTTGGTTCTTGATGCTACAACTGGTCAAAATGGCATGGTCCAGGCAAAAGTTTTTGCTGAGGCAATTGGAATTACAGGTGTGGTTTTAACTAAGTTAGACGGTTCCGCGAAAGGCGGTATCGTGGTTTCTGTTCAAAAAGAGTTAGGCGTTCCTGTGAAGCTTGTCGGATTGGGAGAAGGTCCAGACGATCTAGCTCCATTCGATCCAGAAAGTTTTGTGGATGGAATATTGGATTAATCTATCGTAATTAGTTATTAATCACGCAGCGCCAGTTGAGTAGAATATAAAAGAACATATAAAATAGAATATTGAAGACATAACCGCCGAGGGTTGTGTATTGTGAGGTGAAAGATGACCGCAATGGATCCGCAATGGGCATTATTGGCCGCTGCTTTAGTGTTTATAATTACGCCAGGGATTGCTCTATTTTATGGCGGTCGCGAACGAGCAACATCTATGGTCAACATGATGATGCTTTCTGCTGGAGCTATTGCGGTAACAACCATAGTTTGGACGCTATGGGGATGGTCAATGGCTTTCGCTGGTAAAGACATGATTGGCGGCGTTGTGGGTGATCCTGTGAGTGGTTTGCTTCTACGTGATTCAATGGTTGCAGATCATGGAATTTTTACTTCTATGGACGCAAACACAGGCTTGTCGGGCGGAGGTATTCCAGCAGCCTTTAGATTAGCGTGCGCTGTCGTAGCGGTTGCTCTTATTACTGGTGCGTTGGCTGGACGCGTAAAATACGCAATTTGGCTTATATTCGTGGCGGTATGGGTCACTTTAGTATTTGCTCCTCTAGCGCATATGGTTTGCGGAGGGGGATTGCTTTCCCCTAATGGCGCAATATCACAAGCTTTAGGAATTCAAGTACACGATTTTGCTGGAGGATCGTTGCTGCACCTGACTGCAGCAGTTTCTGCGCTTGCAATCGTGCTAATTATTGGTGGTCATGCGCACTTCCCGTTAAAGCGATTTGTGCTTCATACCAAATCCTCTACTGTTCAAGGTAACAGTAGTAATAATTCTGAGCATAAGGGAAATTTGGTTCGTGCATTGTGGGCTGACGTTGCGAGATTTAGTAAATTAGAGACTAATACGGGTTCATCATCTTCTAAGGCAGAAGATTCTAATGGTTCTGTTGAAGCTGTTAGTGATGTTGCTGATAATTCTGTAAATGTTCTAAAACGCCATCCGCATAATGTACCGTTTGTTGTTCTGGGAATTTTTATTATTTGGTTTGGCTGGCTTGGCTTAATGATTGGATCTTCTGTAGGTCTTCCTGGAGTTGCTGGATATGCTTGGGTTTCATCCACTATTACAGCATCTGCTTCTATGCTTGCTTGGGGTATTACAGAGCGTTTGCGTTCAGGTTGTTTTACTGCTGTTGGCGCCGCGTCTGGAATTATGGCGGGTTTGGCCGCTAGTTCTGCCGCTGCAGATGTGATTGCGCCTTTATGGGCAATGGTATTAGGAGTTATTGTTGGTGTCGTTACATGCCTTGCAACGCATTCTAAGACTTTTGCGCGTTATGATGGAGCGCTTCATGTTGTGAGCGTGAACGGCATCGCTGCTCTTATCGGTATTTTTGCAGTGGGATTATTTGCTGATAGTAGCGGACTGTTTTGCGTTGGTGACTGGCATCAGCTTATCGCGCAGATTTGTTTACTTGTAATCACTGTTCTTTATTCCGGTGCAGTTACTGCTTTAGTTGCATTTGGTTTAGAGAAGCTTTTTGGTTGGAGAATATCGGAAGCTAAAGAGCGTAAGGGTGTTGATTTGGCAGATCAGGGTGAGCGCGCATATGACTTTTCGAGTATTGCTCAAGCTAGAGCTGGAGCTGTTGTAGAAGTTGCTGATTCTGAAGAAGGGAAAACCCAAGTGGCAGTTCTTACTCCAGTAGCTATTTCTGTTGATGAATCAGTTGTAGACGCAGATGGTGATTCTGTAGATGCAGATGGTGATTCAACGGTTGCTGGCGATAATTCAGCTCATTCTGATGATAATGTTTCTGCTCAATCGCAAGACGAAGTTGAATTGGGCGAAGAGAAAATTGAAACTGAAAATGATGGAAAAGAGTCAGAAAATTCAGAAGAATCTGATTCTAGTTCTGTGGAAAATAAGTCAGATAAATCTAGAAGTAATTCTAAGAAATCTCAAAAGAAGCAATAAAATATCAAAGTTTGTGTAAAGTAATCCCCCATTGGTGTGAATATCTCAAGATTATGACACACACGGGCTAAGTGATGTGGATAAAAACTTTGAGTTATCCACATTTTAGGCGTGTTGCTGTGTGTATCTCAAAAAGTTATACACAAATGGGGGATAACATTGTGGATATCCTGCGGATAACTTTTCCAAAAACAATTTTGATTTGCAATTGGCAAATATTTATGATAGCGAAATAAAAAGGAAAAGTCGCAAGCTACCGAACATCAGATTTAGAAAAGTAATGTAATAAGTAATAAAAATAATAAAAGTAATAAAAATAATAGTTTTA